CAAGAATTACATGAGTATTTAACTGCATTTAAGAATTGTCCAAAAGAAACTTGTACTTGTTCAATGCCGAAACGGTTAGATGAAAAGATGAGAATGATTCATGGAATGTGTTTTAATTGTGTAATTGATATGGAACATAAAATACGCTTAGAAGGTAAGTGGGATGAATATGAAAAAAGAAAAGTAAAAGAAAACGCATTAGCATGGTTAGCGGAAGCAGAAAGAGATAAAAATGTAGTAGCAGAAGAATTATCAAAAGTAAATTTTGCTAATTCTTTCGGTGATTCTGAAAAATGGAATGTACCAATAAGTAAAGAAGAATTATTAGAAAAAATAGAAAAGGAATTTGAAGAGTTTAGAAAAAACTTTATTGCAAAGTTAGAAACAGGAGAACAGAATGAAGGAGTTGATAGTAGAAAGAGCAGTACCAACGAATAAGAAATTATACTCAAGTATAAAATCTCGTATTAAAAAAAGATTCAAGGTATGGCCAAGTGCATACGCTTCCGCTGCAGTAGTAAAAGCATATAAAAAAGCAGGTGGAGGGTATAGAACTGTTAAGGAAACTATTCAAAATCCCCAATACACATTAGAAGGATTTGCAACTGATTGTAGTGATTCAATTGTTGAATTATATTTCAAACTCGGTGAAGGCACAAAACAAACTTTAACTGAAGCAAAATACCGTGGAAGAAAAGTTTCTCTCGGTAAACCATTCAGAACTCCAGGTGGACCAAAGAAATTTGCGGTTTATGTAAGAAAACCAAATGGAAATATAGTTAAAGTAAATTTTGGACACAAAGGAAAGGGTGGTGAAAAAACAATGCGTATAAAGAAAAGTAATGCTGCTCGTAGAAAAGCATTTCGTTCAAGGCATAATTGTCAATCACCTGGACCAAGATATAAAGCGAGATATTGGTCATGCCGTTTCGGTTGGCCATCATCTGGTAAAGGTGCAATAGATAAAACATAAGTTATGAATAAAGAAACATTCAAATCTATTTTACAACCAGAAATGGGTTCTAACAACGTTCCAACAACTGATGACGCTGCAAGAATATTATCGGATGCGTATGATTATGCAAATATTGGTAATACTTGTACATTCTTTGGTTCTATGGTTGCAAGTGGTGATAAAGCAACACTAAAAGATTTAATAAAAACTGGATTTGACTTAAATAGAGCAACAGGTGGTGATGAGGGTTATATATTAATTGCAACTGGCTTTTGTTTATATTGGGTTAAATCTACGTTTACACAATTACCACCAATGCCACCAACTACAGTTCCACTCGCTGGTACAATGGTTTTATTTCCAGGAAATCCAAAAGATTTAGAAAAAGAAATTAAATTAGCTTTTAGTCAAGGTGATTTTAATCTTTTTGTTGATTCTTTATACTCTGCGTTGGTTGGTCATCAAACAACAATAGCCGGTACTTACAACGGACTTGTTCCATCTGTTCCTGCTCCTATTGCAGTAACATTACCATGGCTTGGTTTACTGAGTGTACCACCACCGTCTGGAAGTGGATTATCAGGTAGTGCAGCGATTGAAGATGAACTGAAAAGTAAAGCAGGTGAGAAACTTGAAGAGTTAAAAGATTTAGTTGAAGACGCAGTTAAAAAAGCAGCAGAGGGTGGAACTAAAGAAACACTAAAAGGAACATTAGATGATGTAATTGGAAAGGTTGGTGAGTTAGGAAAATCAGTTGCAACGAATTCAAGTACAACAATAACTCAATCTGCCGATGCAAGTATTCTACCTACAAATCAACCGAGTACAAATAACTTTTCTGGATAAATTATATTTATCTTTATGAATGAATGTACAAAACACATAGCAAAAACTATAATACGTGAATACGTAACAAACTTTCTAATGGAAGGAAAAAAGCCAGGTGGTGGCCTTTCCAAATGGTTTAAAGAAAGATGGGTTGATATTTCACGTAAAAGTAAAAAAGGTGGGCATCCACCATGTGGTGCATCTGCTGGTAAGAAATCAAGAAAAGGTGGAAAGAGAGCATATCCAAAATGTGTTCCTGCAAGTAAAGCTGCGAGTATGACTTCAAAACAAAAGACAAGTGCTGTAACACGTAAAAGAAAATATGGTTCAACAAGACGTGGTAAAGCAAAAATGGTTTCAACTTATACAGAAGGTTAGTTATGGAAATTGATAAAAGATTAGAATGGATTCTAAAGGGGGTTGCAACTTTAGGTGGTTTACTGTTTGTGTTCTATATGTTTAAGGATACTCAAAGTTCAAAAGCAGAAATTAAACAATGGACAAAAACAAAAGATAGTTTGGAAGGTGTAATTCAAATGTATCAAGCGGAATATAAAATTCTAAAAGAACATTCTGATAAATTAGATTCCATTATAAATAATCAAACCGAGAAGGTAAAATATATCAGAAAAAACTTTGTTATATTTAAAACACCAAAAATTAACAATCCCGATTCAGCAACAACATACATTAAAAATTTTATAAAAGAGTAAGTTATGAAATATATATTAGTTTTTTTATTAGCAACCGTGGTTATGTTTTCTAAAGAAAAAGAAACTATTAAGAAAATAGATTCTGTTGTTTGTTTTAATAAATTAGAAATTACAATTCTTGCTAACAAAATTCAGACATTGAATGATTCTATTGATTATTTGAAATTTATAGTAAGTGAACAAGATACTTTGATTGATTTATATAAAACAAAAGTTAATTGGTATAACTTAATGTTAACAAATCGCCAAAAAGCATTTGACGCTTGTAGAATTCAATCTGACGCACTACAAAGAACCGTGGATGAATTACAACCACGTTGGTACGATAATAAATTATTATGGTTTATGAGTGGTGCAGCAACGGTAGTTTCAATAATACTGGTTACAAAATGAGTGGTATTCCAAAGAATCTTAAAGAAATTGTAAAAGACGAGTACGCAAAATGTGCTAAGAACCCTGTGTACTTTATGAAACGATACGCAAAGATTCAGCACCCAACTCGTGGTAAAATGTTATTTGAATTGTACCCATTCCAAGAAGATGTATTACATGAATTTAATGAACACCGTTACAACATTGTACTCAAGTCAAGACAGTTAGGTATTTCTACGTTAATCGCTGGATATTCGCTTTGGTTGATGTTGTTTAATAATGATAAAAATATTCTTGTTATTGCAACAAAACAAGATACAGCTAAAAACTTGGTAACTAAAGTTAGAGTTATGTATGATAATTTACCAAGTTGGTTGAAAACTGGTGTTCAAGAAGATAATAAACTCTCACTCCGTTTTAAGAATGGTTCACAAATTAAAGCAGCATCGGCTGCATCGGACTCTGGTCGTTCTGAAGCATTGTCACTTTTGGTGATAGATGAAGCAGCGTTCATTGATGAAATTGAACCAATATGGGCTTCCGCACAACAAACTCTTTCTACTGGTGGTTCTGCAATTATAAACTCTACTCCAAACGGTGTTGGTAATTTTTATCATAAAAAATGGGTAGATGCTAAGTTAGGGCAAGGTGGATTTAATCCAATAGAATTATTATGGCAAGTTCACCCTGAACGTGACCAGGCATGGAGAGATGAACAAGACATTCTACTTGGTCCAGACATGGCTAAACAAGAATGTGATGGAAACTTCTTAGCTTCTGGACGTGCAGTTGTTGACGGGGAATTGGTACAATGGTATGACCAAACATACGCAATGGATCCAATTGAAAAACGTGGTGGTGAAGAAGCTCTATGGATTTGGAAGTACCCAGACCCTATGCGAGATTATATAGTAGTTGCTGACGTTGCACGTGGTGACGGTAATGATTACTCTGCATTCCATGTTATTGATGTGGAATCTTTAGAACAAGTTGCTGAGTATAAAGGTAAGTTAGATACAAAATCTTATGGTAATACATTAGTTTCAATAGCAACTGAATATAATGATGCACTCCTTGTTGTTGAAAACGCCAATGTTGGTTGGGCAGCAATTCAACAAATAATTGACCGTGGTTATCAGAACTTATATTATACGTACCGAGAAGATGGTTATGTTGATCCATCAGTACAATTACCAAAAGGCTATGACTTAAAATCAAAACAAAATATGGTGCCAGGTTTTACAACATCAGCCAAAACACGTCCACTCTTAATTTCAAAATTAGAAACCTACTTTAGAGAAAGAGGGCCAATAATTCGTTCAAGACGATTAATTGAAGAATTGTATGTATTCATTTGGAATGGAGCAAAAGCAGAAGCACAACGTGGTTATAATGACGATTTAGTAATGTCTTTTGCAATTGGTCTATGGGTACGAGATACTGCTATGAAATTAAGAAAAGAAGGTATGGCACAAACTCGTATGAGTTTAGATTATGTTGGTAAAGCAAATTCTATACACCGTCCAATGTATGGTTTTGGAAACGGAAACGATAGTGGTTGGTCAATGAAAGTAAATGGAAACGATGAAGATTTAACTTGGTTGATAAAATAAGGTTTAACTATTTTTAATACATATTTATATAAATAAGAAACATAAATACAATAGGTGCTAAATGGCTGAAAAGAAATCATTATTTGATAGACTGAAAACACTATTTTCTACAAATGTTGTTGTACGCAATGTTGGTGGAAAAAAATTGAAAGTAGTGGATACTGCTCGTTATCAAGCGGATGGGAATCCTCATACTTCAAAGGTTATTGATAGGTACGGTCGACTACATGGTACTCGTGGTACACCTATTTCTGTTTATAACCAATACAATTCATTTTCAGCAACTAAGATAGACTTATATTCCGATTATGAAGCAATGGATACTGATGCGATAATTTCCTCTGCATTGGATATTTACTCAGATGAAAGCACACTAAAAAACGATCAGGGTGACGTTTTAACTATTAGAACTGACAATGATAATATTCGTAAAATACTTAAAAATCTTTTTTATGATGTTTTAAACATTGAATATAATCTATGGCCTTGGATTCGTAATCTGTGTAAGTATGGTGATTTTTATTTGTACTTAGATGTTAAAGATGAATTGGGGGTAACTAATGTTGTTCCGTTTTCTCCTTATGAAATGCAACGTGAAGAAGGAACTGATCCAGAACACGTTTACATGACTAAATTTATTTATGAAGGTCCACTTGGAAAAGGTGAATTTCAAAATTATGAAATAGCTCACTTCCGTTTACTTGGTGATACAAATTATCTTCCTTATGGTAAATCAATGTTAGAAGGTGCTCGTAAACTATATAAACAATTAGTTCTTATGGAAGACGCTATGTTGATTCATAGAATTATGAGAGCACCTGAAAAACGTATATTCAAAATTGATATTGGTAACATTCCACCTGCCGAAGTTGACCAATACATGAATACAATTATGAATCGTATGAAAAAAACTCCAGTTATGAACGAACAAACTGGTGATTATAATCTTAGATTTAATATGCAAAATATCTTAGAAGATTTTTACTTACCAGTTCGTGGTGGACAATCTGGTACTTCAATTGAAACTCTTGCCGGTTTACAATATCAAGCGATCGAGGATGTTGAATATCTTAAAAGTAAAATATTTGCTGCTCTAAAAGTACCTAAACCATTTTTAGGTTATGATGAAAGAGCAGAAGGTAAAGCAACATTGGCTGCATTAGATATTCGCTTTGCAAGAACAATTGAAAGAATTCAAAGAATTGTTGTTTCTGAATTAACTAAAATTGCAATAGTTCATTTGTATTCACAGGGTTATGAAAATGCAGATTTAGTAAATTTTGAATTGAGTTTAACTGGTCCTTCTATTATATACGAACAAGAAAAAGTTGCTTTAATGAAAGAACGTGTTGATTTAGCTGGTTCTTTGATAGAAAAGAAATTATTTTCAATGAAGTATATTTATTCAAATATATTCAACCTTTCGGAAGATGAAGCTGAATTTGAAAAGAATGAAGTTCTTGAAGACATTAAACACGCATTCCGTCAGAAACAAATTGAAAGTGAAGGAAACGATCCAGCTGTAACTAAAGAATCTTTTGGTACACCCCATGATATTGCAACGCTTACAGTCAGAGGTGGCGGTAGAGTGATAAACGATGTGGAAACTCCAGATGGTGGATGGCCAGGTGCTGGCAGACCTGCTAAAAATCTAAATTATGCAACAGATAATCACCCAATGGGAAGAGATCCAATCGGTAGTAAGGATTTAGGTAGAACATTATCAAGAACAAAAACTATAAGACCAGAAGGTAAATCAGGTTCTCCTATTTCTTTGGAAAATAAAGAATTAGGAAATTTAATTAATAGTATGTCTGGTATGAAAATTAAAACAAAAAAAATAATAGCTGAGAGTCTTAAACCTACTGTTAAGGTAGAAAATGAACCAAATATGCTAAATGAGGATAATTTATTAGATGAATTATGATTTTTGTTATATTTATTTTATGAAGTGTACATTAACAGGTATAAGGAACAATGAAAAAAATAAAACATTCAAAGTTTAAGAATACTGCGATGTTATTTGAATTATTAACTCGTCAAATAACATCTGATATTATTTCTTCAAACGAATCTGTGGCAATACAGATTTTAAAAAAATATTTTAACAAAAACACAGAACTTATAAAAGAATATAAGTTATATAAGACTTTGTGTGATGAGCGTTTAAAATCTGATACAAAAGCAAATATGCTTATTGAAGCAGTATTAAAAGCAAGACGTGGGTTGAATAGAAAAAAACTAAACGAAGAAAAATATCAACTTATTAAAAGTATAAAAGAAAACTTTGATATAAATTCATTTTTCCAAACAAAAGTTCAAAACTATAAATTACTTGCTTCAGTTTATAAAATATTTGAAAATAATGAAATAGATAATCCAGTTGAATTTACTAAATCACGTATAACAATTTTAGAAACACTTACTTCTAATAGTAAGCAAAAATTGGTAAATGAGGAAATTTCTATTAAAGCAGAACCAAAAGAAATTCGTTTACTTGCTTATTCTTATTTGGTTGAGAAGTTTAATAAAAAATACGGTGATTTAAGTGAAGCTCAAAAAAATCTTTTACGCGAATATATCGGAAATGTTAGTAATACAAATAACTTAAAATCTCTTATACAAAGTGAAGCTACTAATGTAAAAAATATTTTTACAAAAAATATGAATAAGATAAAAGATAAATCACTAAAAATAAAATTAACAGAAGTGGCAAATCTTTTGGGTGAATATGAAACGATTAAGAAAGTAGAAGAAAATCATATTTCTGCACTTCTTCGTTATTACAGTTTAATAGACGATTTATCATGGAGTAAATAATGCCAGGCATAAACGAAGTACATCCTTATAATTTTCCTGCCTCACAAGCTAATGATTTTGAAAGAAAAGGTCATCCTGGAAAATGGAAAAAAAGTTTAACCTTATCTGGAACAGTTTGGTTTACTGGTTCAAATTATGGAGTAGGTGGTGTTTTACCAGTTACGAGTGCAGCCGGTACTGCTTATTTAACAGATGGTGGAACTATAAATTTAGCCCAACTTGCCGTTGGAAACATTTATGAATTATCAATAGAACACGTTGAAGGTGCAAGTAATGTATATGCATTGATTCGTAATCAGGTTATTAGGTAACATCATGGATGTAAAATCTTTCATAAATAAAATAAAAGAATCAAATGATTTCAAAAAGTTTCAAGAAGAACTAGATGAAATGAGTGTTACTGGCATGGTTGCTGGTTATCAGACTCCAAAAGCATTTGCTGCAAGTGAAGAAGATTTTGAAGCACATAGTAAAGAAAGTGCAGAACAAGTTGGATTAAAAGTGGTTCCAAAGAAAAAAAGTAAAAACTTTGAATCAACCTATGTATCCGCAATGAAACTTTTAAACGAAGCGTCTTATAAAGATTTTCGTAGAGATGAAACAAGAACAACAAATAGAAAGATAAATGATTCTATTAAAAATATAAATAGAATTATGTATGAAGTTGAGAAAGTAGTAGAGCATGCTTCACGATTAAAAACAGAAATGGCTGTTGATGAACGAACTCTTTGGAGAGAATCGAAAAATCGTTTAGTTAAAATATCGGAAAGAATAAATAGAATTAGTAAAAAAATACACGAATTAGGTGCATAATATGAAACAACTACTCGTAGATACTATACTTTTTAGTGCAAGTCCAAGAATGATTGCAGAATCTGAAAGAAAGAATGACGGTAAAGTTATAGTTTCTGGAGTTTTACAGAGAGCTGAAGCAAAGAATCAAAATGGAAGAGTATATCCTAAAAAGATTTTAATGCGTGAGGTAAAAAAATATTCAGAAACGAATATTAAAGAAAATAGAGCTTTGGGTGAGTTAGACCATCCAGATTCATCTGTAATAAATCTTAGAAATGTTTCTCATAATGTTCTTGGTGTTGATTGGAAAGGTAATGACGTAGTTGGTACAGTAGAGATACTTCCAACTCCATCAGGTAATATTCTAAAACAACTTCTTGGTGCTGGTATTAGATTAGGTATTTCTTCTCGTGGATTAGGCTCAGTTGAAGAAATAAGTGAGAATACAGTTGAAGTACAAGAAGACTTTGAATTAATAGGTTGGGATTTTGTATCGAATCCATCTACACAAGGTGCATTTATGTATCCAGACGGTTATCAGAATGAAGGTTTAATTAGGGAAGGGATTAGTTTAGAAACTATTGCAAAAATTGATCCTAAAATTCAACGTATCAACAACAACATTACAAACATTATCTGTGAAATTGGAAATGTGTGTGAATGTATATTTGGAGATAAATGATGCCTGCACTTTCACAACAACAACAAAAATTAATGGGACTTGCTTTAGCAGTTAAGCGTGGTAAAATTCCTCTTTCAAAAGCTAGTAAAGCTGTTCAACAACTCGCTAAATCTATGCCTGAAAAAGAATTAGAGAAATTTGCAGCAACGAAACACAAAGGACTTCCAAAAAAAGTTGGTGAAAGTAAATCAACATTAACAAAAGAAGAATTAAATCAGTTGGTTGCTGATGCGGTACAAGAAGTAATGAATGAGAAATTTAGTACAAAAGTTCTTACATCAGAGCAAAAAAGAATGTACATAGAATCAATTGGTAGATACAATGAATATCGTGCAGTAGTTCATCGTTCAAAACAACTACCTGAAGTTGTATCTGAAATTAAAAGAATGGTTGAGTTTGCAAGTAAAAACATGGTTGAAGAATCAGGTGATTGGTTTGAGGGTGTTTCTCATAGGAGAAGTTCAAAGCAGTTAAAAGAATCTTTGAAAGTTTTTGAACAAACAACACAAAAGATTGTAAAACTACAAAGAACTTTAGAATCAATTTACGAGAATATAGGTAAACATCTCAGTAAATTCTATGAGATAAAAGATATTAATAAACAATAAGGAAACAGGTTATGAATGATAGAGTATACAATACCTCTAAGCCAGCTCATGTAAAAGTAAAGAATACGGGTATGAATGTTGATGTTATGATTAAAATATTCAAACGTAAAGTAAAAGAAGCAGGTATTCTTGAAGAATATAAAAATCGTATGGAATATATTAAACCATCAAAAAGAAAAGCTGAAAAAAGAAACGCTGCTATTAGAAGACAGCGAAAATTA